CTTTATAACTTTGACACATCTTTTCAATTAGATAAAACAACTGGTGGCACAGCAATTTTTGACTTTTGGTTTCGAGTTAATGGTGTCAACGTAACAAACAGCGGTAGCAGAATTCAAATCCAAAACAATAACGCTGAAATTTTTTCATCACTTAATTATTTTTTTAATCTCAAAGCAAACGATTACGTTGAGTTGATGTTTTCAGTAACCGATTTGTCTGTTGAACTAAAAACATTTGCTGCGGTTGCACCGCATCCGGGCATCCCGTCCATCATTCTGACAGTAAACACAGTAGGAGACCTCACATGACTGTTGTCGTCAAAGTTTTAATCCCAGCCAAACAAGCTGAAATCGCACAAACCACGCAATACACAGCAACCAATGTCAAGGCCATCATTGATAAATTCACGGTGACCAATACCAGTGCCACTAATGCAACATTTAGTTGCAATCTAGTGACGGTGGTTGGTACGGCAAATGCAGCAAATTTAATCATTGATACCAGAACTATCGTGCCGGATGAAACTTATACTTGCCCTGAGCTGGTGGGTCAAGTTTTGGACGCAGGCGGTTTTATTTCTACATTGGCAAGTGCAGCAGCATCGCTTACCATTCGCGCATCAGGCAGAGAAATATCTTAAGGACACCAAAATGAAAGACTTTTTAATGATGCCGAAAGGCTTTATGGGCTTGCCACAGGAGGAAGAGTTTATAACTGTGGCAGAAAACAAGGCAAACTTTCTTGTTGCTGTAGAAAATTGGCACTATGGCCCTGAAGAACCCAGCAACGACTCAAAGGCAAACCCTGAGTTTTATGAATCATTGGCTGATGCCATGCAATGTGACGCAAAGGACGCAAGGCGCAAGCATTGCTCAAACTGCGGGTATTACGACAACAGCTTTATGACCCAAGTTCGGATTGAGCGCATACCGATGGCTGGATACGATACTGGGTATGGGTATCGTGGGCATTGTGAAAAGCTGAACTTTATCTGCAACGATATGCGAGTTTGTCAGGCTTGGGAAGATGAAGACTATGACGATTGACCTTTCTGCAATTTGTGCGAAAATCAATCCGCTGAGTCTTTTGGGCCACCAGCAGCTCACCCTATCATAGGAGTTGGCATGGTCACATTGGGCATATCACAGCAGCATTTGCTTGAGGTCTATCAAGACCCCTACATTGCACGAGTTGGGCATGACCACAGGCCAGCAGCGCCAATTGACCACCCAAATGTCACTTACTTGTCAGCATGGGTTGATGAAAAATTTTGTGGTGCATTCATGGCTATCAAGCAAAGCGCAGTTGAGTTAGAGCTTCATGCGTTGTTGAAAAAATCAGCATTAAAGCAGTCCCGTCAACTTGGTTTGGCTTGTCTGGCATGGGCGTTTGCCCAGCCTATTTTGCGAGTTACAGTTTACATAATTCAAGGCTTGGAGGCAGCAAAAAACTACTGCCTGAAGCTGGGCTTTAAACATGAGGGTTGCCGCCGCAATGCGTGTGTGCAAAATGGCGTGATTAAAGATGTTTATATGTTGGGCATGACCCGACAGGAATGGGGTGCGTTATGAGTTTTATTGGCGATATTATTGGTGACTTAACTGGCGCAAACCAAGCGGCTAAAGGTGCAGAGCGTGCGGCTGGAACTCAAGCTGCCGCAGCGGAAAAAGGTATTGTAGAACAGCGTAGGCAATTCGACAAGCTTGTTGAATTGATGGCTCCTTACGTCTCTGGTGGACAACAAGCTTTTGATCAACAGCAAGCACTTATTGGTTTACAAGGGCCAGAAGCGCAACAACAAGCTATTGCTGGTTTTGAAGAATCGCCTATTTTTCAATCACTTACAAAACAAGGTGAACAAGGCATTTTGCAAAATGCTTCTGCCACAGGCGGTTTGCGTGGCGGTAATGTACAACTTGCATTGAGTCAATTTCGCCCGCAGGTTTTAAACAGTTTGATTGAGCAGCAATACGGGCGCTTAGGTGGCCTGTCTAGCATTGGTCAAGCTTCAGCCGCAGGACAAGCCACGGCGGGCATGACAACAGGAACAAATGTGGCAAATCTTTTAGCTAACCAGGGCGCGGCTATTGCTGGAGGACAATTAGCAATGGGAAATAGAAATAGGCAAGTCTTTAGCGATGTGCTTAGTGCTGCTTCAGCATATTCTGGTTTTGGTGGTGGTGGTGGTGGTCAAACAGTGCAGCTTTAACAGGTTAAATTATGGCAATCAACCCATTACAAAAACCAATTGATTATTTTGGCGCAATGCCACAAATTGATATTGGCAAACAATTTGCAGAGTTTGGACAAATTTTAGCTAACAGACAAAAGCGCACTGAAGCCGAAGCAGCTAAGGCGGCTTATAAAACCGATTTACAAACCGTATTAAATAACCCATCTATGAAGGCATTTAATGATTTTTCATTGAAATACCCGCAACAAAGAGAAGTTATAAAAGATGTAGCAACTAGATTTACACAAGAGCAGCAGGATTCTGAATTCAACATTGGCAGAGATGTAGCTATTGCGCTTGAAAACGATAAGCCAGAGGTTGCGCTTGAACTGCTGAATCAAACAATCGATGCAAGAGAAAAATCAAAACTACCTGTTGGTGTTTATGGTCAGATACAAGGCATTTTGGCAAATGCAGATGACCCAGACCGTATTAAAAAAGCCAAAGCGCAAACAAATTTTGCATTGACTTTGCTCAACCCTGAAAAATTCGGTAAGGTTGTTGACTCTTTAGCAAAGCAAAAACTTGACCCTGTAGCATTGAGAGAACAAACAGGAAAAGCTGATAAGGCTGTTCAAGATGCGCAAAATGCTGTTGATACTGCGCCAGATGATGTTGCGAAAGCAGTAGCACAAAGAAAACTTGAAGAAGAAAAAGCAAAACAAGAAAAAATAAAAACAGAAGTAGCTGAAGCCACGCAAGTCGCCGCACAAGCAAAAATTATTGCAGAGTCCGATAAAGCAAGGTCTGATGCTGATAAGGCTGTAGCTGATGCTAATAAAGCTGTGGCTGATAAGGAAAAAGCTGTTCTTGAGGCCGGAGATACTCCTGCTCGTTTGATAGCAGAAAAACAATTACGTGACGCGCAAGCAAAAAAAGCAGAAGTAGATGCAGATTTTGCCAGAGCAAATGCTGTGCTTGAAATTGATAAAAAAGCGGCAGAATTAGGTTTAACAAAAGCGCAGACAAATGAAGTAAAGGTAAAAACAAGAAAACTTAGTATTGAAACTCAAAAAGCAGTTTTGGAGTTAGAGGCTTTCAAAAAGTCTGGTGGGCTTGACCCAGCGAAAGCATTTGAGCAAGAAGAAAAATTACGCAAAGAATATCAAACCCGCACAAAACAATATCAGGAACTTGGCACTACATTTGAAACAATTAATACATCAGCAAAGGCAAAAAATGGCCCCGGCGATATTGCATTAATTACGGGCTTCATGAAAATGATTGACCCCGGCGCTATTGTTCGTGAAACTGATTTTGCCTTGGCAAGAGATACCGCAGGACTATTACAAGAATTAAAAAATCAAGCAGGAAAATTAGAATCTGGCGCAATATTTACGCTGGATTCAAAACAACGTCAACAGTATGTGGATTTGGCACAGCAGTACTTAAATGCGGGAAAGAAAAAAGCAGACCAAGACAAAAAAGATTTGCGTGTTGTTGTGGATAATTACAAACTTAATGCTGACAACGTTTTTGGTGCACAAGGTGGCGGCAGGGGTGAAATAAACCAAATAATTCCGTCACAAGATGCAATTGATTTTCTAAAAAAAGACCCTAGTCGTGCGGCTGAGTTTGACAAAAAATATGGCCCGGGTTCCTCTGCACAATATTTGAAGGCTAAATAATGGCGGCAAATATTTTTGATCAATTTGATGAGCCAATAAAAATTGAGGTTAAGGGCACACCAATCTTTGCTGAAGACTCAAGAGCAGCTTCTGTTGCTGTGCCAGAAGGTTTTAAGTTATTGCCGATTGGGCTTGTTGATGCCAAGCCACAAGGCACTTATTATGACCAGACATTAAATGCTTTTTTTACTCCAGCTGCGCCACCAACAGCAGTTACAACGCAAATACCATCACAACAGCCTGTTGTAGAAATTCAAGCTGGTGGAAGTCAAAACATTTTTGATCAATTTGATGCACCGCCTCCTGTTGAAGAAAAGCCAGATGGTTTCATTGCGGGCTTAGTTGAATCTGTAACAGGTGAAAAGCGTTCGGCAAGCCCAGAAGTGGCTGCGGCACTGAAAGAAGGCAGGACAATTTATGCAATGCCAGAAACTAATCAAATGTCGTTTGGTTTGGTTAAGTCGGCATTAGGTGGGTTGTTGGCAAACCCAGAAGAAAAGGCAAAAATATTTCAAGCTAATTTTCCCGGCTTGACTTACCGCAAAGATGAATTAGGAACAATTTTTTTAAAGTCACCTACTGATGGCAAAGAGTATGTTATTGAACCCGGCTTGACTGCTAAGGATATTCCTGCGGTGGTAGGTGGTGCTTCTTTATTCACTCCAGCTGGAATGGCAAGAACTATTCCATCGGCTATTGTTCGTTCAGGATTAACGCAGACTGCGGTTGAAACTGGTGAAAGTGCAGCTGGTGGTGAGTTAAATACTTTACCTATTGCATTAGCATCTGCGCTTGGCCCAGTCCCGCAAATACTTACCAAGGTAATACCGCCAGTGGTTGAGGCGGTAAAACAAGGCTCTCGGGCAATAGGTGAAGGTGTAATACAAGCGGTTACTGAGCCAGTTGCAACTGTTAAGCAAGTTTTAAGTGGCGTTGAAAAAACTTTTACTGAGCCAATAAAAACGGTTAAAAAAGCGGCTAATGTTGTAGAGCAAGTTGTTTTGGATAGCAACCCGCAAAAGAAAAAAGAGATTGTCGATGCTTTAATAGCTGACCCAACCGACACATCGGTAGTCAACTATCGGCTTGTAAAGAATCAGCCTGTAATTGATGTGCCTATAAATGAGGCACTTAAACAAGGGTGGAAAGATGGCACGCTTGCCAGCATCAAAGCTGCAAGCCCCAAAGACCGCCAAGCCATGTCAAAGATGCTAAACATTTTTAAAATGGGCGAAAAGAGTGAACGATTTAGGGCAACAAAAAGACCCGCTGACATATTAGGCGATACGGTTGAATCACGTATTTCATTTTTAGGCAAAGCCAACAAAGAGGCGGGTAACCGAATCACAGAGGTTGCAAACAATCAATTGCGTGGTAAGCGGGTAAACTTTGACCCAGCTATCAATACCTTTATCAAAGACCTTGAGGCTTTAGGTGTAAGGGTAGAACTGGATGCAAATGGGGTCGCTAAAGCCGTTTTGCAAGGTTCTGATATACAGGGAGACAAGCAAGCGCAAAGGGTCTTGAATGCTGTTTTAGAGCGTTTGAGCACAACTAAACCGCCAGATGCTTATGGCGTTCACACTGCCAAGCGTTTTATTGATACTCAAGTTGATTATGGTAAGCGGAATACGGCTAACCCATTAACCACACAAGCTGAACGCGCATTGAAGACTTTACGTAGAAATCTTAATAAAAGTCTTGGCGATGCTTTTGATGACTACAAAGTTGCAAATACAAAGTATTCCGAAACAGTTACATCGCTGGATGATTTGCAAAAAGCCGCAGGCACACAAATAGATTTTGATTCAGCAAATGCCGATAAAGCACTTGGTACAGCCATGCGTAAGTTGACAAGTAACTACGGGACACGGGCAAACTTAATTGATGCTCTTGACCTAGCAAATCAGACCGCCACCAAGTACGGAATGAAAATTGAAGATGATGTCATCAATCAGTTAATTTTTGTCAATGAACTTGATCGTATGTTTGGCGCACAGGCGCAGACTTCATTGAAGGGTCAAGTTGCCGAAGCTATGGAAACTGGAGTTGACATTGCAAGGGGTGGTGGCGCAAGTCGGGCATTTGAATTACTTGCGGAAAAAGCAGAGAATCTGCGTGGTATCAATAAAGAAAACGCAGTTAAGGCTATGGAAGAATTGCTCAAGCGCAAATAACAGGAGAATGAAAAAATGTCCGCAGTAACCATTGAACCCCCATTCCCAATATTCACCGATGCTGATGGTGCGCCGCTGGAGAATGGCTACATTTATATTGGCACTGCCAACCTGAATCCAGTCACTAATCCGCTTGCAACATTCTTTGACCCGGCCTTTACGATACCCGCAGTTCAGCCAATTCGTACTTTGAATGGTTTTCCTGTTTATCTAGGTACGCCTACAAAGTTCTATGTTGACAATGTTGATTACAGCATTCAGGTATTAAATAAAAGCGGTAGTTTGGTTTTCAGTGCCGCATCGGGTGTGGTTGGTGTTTTGCCAGTTGCTCAAGGCGGTACGGGTACATCAACGCCCAGCTTAGTTGCTGGTGCAAATATTACTATCACTGGTGCATTTCCAAACCAAACGATTGCCAGCACAGCATCGGGCGGGTCTTCAACTATCAGCAATGACACCTCGACCGCAACAAACCTTTTTCCTTTGTTTTCCTCTGTAACATCAGGAACGGCAAGCAATATTTTTACCAGCAATTCAAAGTTACTTTATCAACCTAGTACGGGTGAATTTCAAGCGTCTATTTTTGATGCTGCAAATGGTATTTATGTAAACAATCAAACTGTGTCTGTGAGTTACACGATAGCATCAGGCAATTCAGCAATGTCATCAGGGCCAATCACAATTGCTTCTG